AAAATAATATTTTAACTACAGATGATTTTATATATAAATCAAAAATTATTCATAACGATAAATATAACTATGAATTAAGTTTTTTTAAAACTTACAGTACTAAAACTGAAATTATATGTCCTATACTGGTATATTTTATCAATCACCAAAATTACATTTAAAAGGTCATGGTTGTTCAAAATGTGCTAATAATGTTTTAACTAAAAATGATTTACTAGATAAAGCAAAAATTATTCATAATAATAAATATAGATATAAAGATTTTATTTTTAATAAAAGAATAAACAAAACTATGATAGAAATAGAATGTCCTAAGCATGGTATATTTTATCAAAGATTAAATAATCATATACATCAAAAAAACGGATGCCCATTATGTTCAGAATCTAAGGGTGAAAAAGAAATTGAATCTATATTGATAAAAAATAATATTTATTTTGAAAGACAAAAATCTTTTGAAGGATGTAAAAATGTAAAGCCTTTATTTTTTGATTTTTTTTTAAAACAAAATAATATTTGTATTGAATTTGATGGAATTCAGCATTTTCAGCCAATATATGGCAAAGATAGTTTAAATAGAACTATAATTAATGATAGAATAAAAAATGAATTTTGTATAAATAATAATATAACTTTATTAAGGATAAAGTATAGTGATAATATTCATGAAAAAATGAGTATAATTAAAAATAATATTGAGTATATTAATGAAGAAAGATAATATTGATGATTTAAATGATGAATTTGAAGAATATGATGAACTGATAGGGGATGAAGAACAAAATACTGATATAGAAGAGATAATTGATAAAGATATTGAAATTCCTGTTGAAGAAGATTCTGAAATGGATATAATGTTTAAATTTAATGTTAATAGTCATAAAATTGATGGTAAACATTCATTAAAAAGAGACACTATATTCAAAGGAAAGCTAGAAAATACAGAAGAGCAAGTAGATGACTATATAAATACACAGAGTGATAACGGTATTTTAATAGAAGCTGGATCTGCGTTTGAATTTGAAAGTAGATATAATGAAGATTATGTTAATCGTTTGAAATTATCTCAAGATGTCTATGATTATCTAAATGATCTCACAGAATTGGATTTTTCATCTAATAGAAGAAAGCCTAATAGGCAAGCTTTTAATGAATATTATAGAATGTTAATAGATAATATAGGAAAGGATTATACTAAATCTGAAATTTTTGTAGAATTATCCTATTATTTCACAGATAATATTTTTAATATGTTTAAATTGCTGGATAAAGAATATGCCACACAAATTATAGTTGAACTTAAAAAAAGTGGATATTTGAGTAATCTTAATAATATTAATTTTATATAAAATGAGTAAAATGACAAATATTTTTGATTATATTAATGAGGTGTCATTATTTCATAATTTTTTTTATGATTATTCATTGGTTGAAATAATTTGTCCATTACATGGAGTATTTGAACAAAGAAAATGTGGATGTAAAAAATGTGGTAAATTATTATCAACCGATGATGTCTTATTTCGGTTTAATATTGTTCATGGTAATAAATATGATTATACCAATTTTAAATATAGTGGTATGTATAATAAATCAGAAATTATATGCTTGTGCCATGGTTCATTTTATCAATCAGCATTGAATCATATTTCTGGAAAAGGTTGTCCCAAATGTGCAAAAAATTATAGAAAGGATAAAAATGAAATTATTAAAAAATTAAATATATTACATAATAATAAATATGATTACTCTGAAATTAAATTTAAAAGAACAAAAGATATACTAAAAAACATTATTTAATTAAAATAATTTTTGTTTGAATAATAATATTAATTTAATTAGGATAACATATAAAGAAAATATTATAGAAAAACTTAATAATATTAGTTTTATTTAATATTAAAAAATAATTATAAAAAATGAGTTTTTACGAAAGAAATGAGGTATACGATAGCACTTTAAAATATTTTAATGGTGATACGTTAGCAACAGACGTTTGGGTTAATAAGTATGCATTGAAGGCAAATAAAAATGGAGATACAGTTTATTATGAAAAAACACCAGATGATATGCATCGAAGATTGGCAAAGGAATTCCATAGAATCGAAGCAAAATATCAGAATCCAATGTCTGAGGATTTAATATTTGAATTAATTAAGGATTTTAAATACATTATACCACAAGGTTCACCAATGTCCGGAATAGGTAATAATAAGCAAGTAGTCTCATTATCAAATTGTTTTGTTGTTGGAAATCCTGCTGATTCATATGGTTCAATAATGCAAATAGATCAAGAACAAATACAATTGATGAAACGAAGAGGTGGAGTGGGGCATGATTTATCGCATATTAGACCAGCCGGATCACCAGTTAAAAATTCAGCCTTAACATCAACTGGAATAGTACCATTTATGGAAAGATATTCACATTCAACAAATGAAGTTGCACAAGGTGGTAGAAGGGGTGCATTAATGCTAACATGTTCGGTTAAACATCCAGATTCAGAGGATTTCATTGACGCAAAATTAGAACAAGGTAAAGTGACAGGTGCAAATATTTCCGTAAAAATTACGGATGATTTTATGAATGCTGCACTTAATAATGAGAATTTTAAACAAATTTATCCAATAGATTCAACTAATCCTGTAGTTTCAAAGGAAATTGAAGCTCAAAAATTATGGAAAAAAATTATTCATAACGCTTGGAAATCAGCAGAGCCAGGTGTGTTGTTTTGGGATACGATTATGAGAGAATCTGTACCTGATTGTTATAGTGATCAAGGTTTTACAACAATTTCAACAAATCCGTGTGCTGAAATTACTTTATGCCCTTATGATAGTTGCAGATTATTAGCTTTAAATTTATATGGCTTTGTTGTATATCCTTTTACAAATAAAGCTTATTTTGATTGGAATAAATTTGAAAAATATGTTGTATATGCTGAAAGAATGATGGACGATCTTATCGATCTAGAAATTGAGAAAATTGAAATGATTTTAAATAAAATTGATGTTGATCCTGAAGATGAAAAAACTAAAAGAGTTGAGAAAGAACTTTGGTTGAAAATATTGGAAATGACTGAAAAAGGAAGAAGAACAGGTTTGGGTGTTACTGCTGAAGGTGATATGTTAGCTGCTTTGGGAATAAGATATGGAACAGAAGAAGCTACTAAATTTTCAACTGATATTCATAGAAAGTTAGCAATTAATGCTTATAAATCATCATCTATAATGGCTAAGGAAAGAGGAATATTTCCTATTTATGATTATTCAAAAGAGGTAAATAATCCATTTATAAATAGATTAAAAAATGATGATCCAGAACTAGATAAAATGCTTAAGGAATACGGTAGAAGGAATATAGCACTACTTACAGTTG